TCAGACCAGCCGCAGCGCGGTGGCCGCGCCCGCCCCGTAGCGGGCCGAGACCTGCGCCACCTCGACGCGATCCCCCGGCACCACCGCATCCGTCACCTGCGCCGCTGGCAGATAGCTCCAGCCGGGACTGTCCAGCAGCTCTTCGCGCAGCACCTCACTGCCGCGCAGCACCCGCAGGTGGTAGCGCTCCAGATCCTCGCCCAAGGGGATCTCCGCCAGATCCCAGCGGTCGCCGTCAATGCGGCTGCGGCGGATCCAGTTCAGCCCAACCGCACCAGAGCCCAGCGCGCCTTTCTGGCGCAGATGCACCGGCGCATAGGGGCGCAGCCCCTCGCCTGCGAAAGCCGCCTCCAGATGCAGATAGCTCGGGTCATCATAGGGCCGCCGAGCGGTGCCAATGCGGTAATGGCGGCTCAGCCCCCGTTGATTGGCGGCCAGCGCAATCTGCTGCGGGGTGCCATCCAGCGCCACCACATAAGACCCCTTGGGCCATGCCACCGGCATCCGCGCATCACTGCCCTGCTGCCCACGCAGCCGGTCGCGCAGCAAATAGCGCCCCGGCGCGATCAGCTCGGCCTTGGCAAATTGCATCAGCTCCCAATTGCCGGGGCTGCCATCGCCAATCGCCACCAGATTAGCCCCGTTCAACACCGCCAGAGGGTCACGGCTCTGGAACTGGCCGGAGATCATATCGACCTCCAGATCGTCCCCGCGCTCCCAACGGCCCAGCGCGCCCGCAGGCAGCACCGTGTTGGTGATGGCAATGGTAGAGGCCGCGGCCAGAACCTCTTCAAGCGCATAATCCGCATCACTCTGTGCGCCATACAGGGCAACGCTCCCCGGCCAGGGCTGCGCGGTCACTGCCAGATGCGGCGCATGGGGCACCTCATCGCCGCTGATCAGCGGCAGGTCCATGAACAACGGCAGCACCGGCACTGGCGCCGCAAAGGCGGTGACACCGGGCAGTTCCTCCGGCACCGGTGCGGGGTGGTAGTTCTCCGGCTCAATCCGCACCGCCTCGATCAGCTGCGCCGCGCCCTGTTCCACCCGGTCGATCCGGTAGCGCGCCTGCGCACCGCTGCCGACCTCCGCACCCGCCTCTGAGCCCAACTCTAGGCCTGCCTCTGCCCCCGCAAGCGGCAGGCGGATCACATCGCCCGCGCCCAGCGCCATGGCGGAGGGCGGCAGCTCCAGCCGCAGGGTATCACGGGCCATACGGGCCTCGCTCAGCCAGCGCTCCACCACCTGCCGCCCCTCGGCGCGGGTCAGCGCCATCGGCAGCTCATTGTCGCTGACCGCATGGGTGGCCTCATCGGGCAGCACCGCCTCCTCGCCGCGCAGATCATGGCGCCCGCCCCATTCGACAAAGCGCAGCCGCATCCGCCCGGCCAGCTCGGCCTCCGGCGCGCGGGTCTGTTCCAGCACCCCGTCCAGCTCCTGCCCCTCAACCAGTTGCGCCAGATCCAGCGCTGCGTCCTGTCGCCCGTTGCGCAGGCGGAACCGCAGGAGCCCGTCACGTTCGATGGCATCCACCCCGTGGCGCAGCAACAGCGGTTGCAGCGCGGCGCGGGCCTCCCCGACATCGCTGATCGCATAGCCGCGCACCAGCGCAGGCAGGTCGCTCACATCAATCGCCGCAACCCCAGAGGCGGCACAGATCTCCTCCAGCACCGAGGCCAGCGTGCGCTGCCCCACCCGGCCGTTCAGCCAATGACCCCGCAGGTAATTCTCGCCGTCGCTCCAGACCTCCACCGCATTGGGAAAGGTCGGAAAAGGCCGCGCGTCCCAGGCCCAGACATAGGCGTTGGACATATCCAGCATCGGCCCGCCATAGATCTCTGAGACCGGGTTATTCGCCGCCTCCCCCCAATAGCCCAAAAGAGCACGCAGATAGGCCAGCTGCATCATGTCATCGCGCTGCCCGTCAGAGAATTTCGGCAGTTTGGATTCCGAGCTTTTGGGATCCAGAAACTTGTTCGGCTGATTGGTCCCCTTGTCGATGGCGGCACAGCCCAGTTCGGTGAACCAGATCGGCTTGCTCTCAGGCTCCCATGCTGTGGGCAATGCGGCCCGTTCGCCGTTGATCCGGTCATGATGCGGCTTCGACCACCAGCTGCGCAGATCCTTGTAGCGCCAGATCCACGGCTCCTCATACGCCCCATCGGTGATTGGTGTGCGGATCTGGGCCGCCTCCGCCTCGGGCGAGTGGTAATACCAATCATAGCCCTCCCCGCCTTCGATATTGGCGCGCAGATAGCTGAGGTCATAGATATTGGGCGTGCCGGCCTTGGCGTCCAGATGATCCTCCCCCTCGCGCCAGTCGGACAGCGGCATGTAATTGTCGATGCCGATGAAGTCGATCTCCTCATCCGCCCACAGCGGATCAAGGTGGAAATAGCGATCCCCCTCCGGGCTCTGGTAGCCCCAGTATTCCGACCAGTCGGCGGCATAGCCGATCTGGGTGTCCGGACCAAGGATCTGGCGCACCTCCTGTGTCAGCGCCCGCAGCTCTGCCACGGCGGGAAAGCCCGCCTCATCGCGGATCTGGGTCAACCCACGCATTTCCGAGCTGATGCAGAACGCCTCCACCCCGCCCGCCGCGGCACAAAGCGCGGCATTATGCAGGATAAACCGCCGCAGCCCCCAATCCTCCAACGGGCCGCTATAGGTGACGCTCCCGTCAGCCACGGTGAAATCCGCCGCCGTCACTGTGCCAAAGAACTGCTGCACCTCATCCCGTGCCATAGCCGTGCCATCAAGGCTGCCGGGCTGGCCCGGTGCCAGTGACAGGGTGATCCGTCCACGCCAGGGCAGATGCGCCTGTCCCGGCTCACCGCTCCAGGGGTCGGGCAGATCATTGCCCGCCATCTGATCCATCAGGATAAACGGGTAGAACATCACCCGCTTGCCCTGCTCCTGCAGTGCGCGAATGGCCTCAACCACCGAGGCATCAGTTGGGGTGCCGCCATAGATCGGCCGGTCCTCCTGCCGCGCGATCAGCTCTGCCTCTGTGCGGGTCAGACCCGCGACGGACCAGGGCATATTCGCCCCCTCGATATGCTGGCGCTCCACCTTGGGTTTGATGGTACAGTCCCCGCAGCGCAGATCATCGCCGAACCACGACACAATCAGCGAGGCCGCGCCACAGGCGGGCAGCTCCTCTCCCAATGTGGTGAGCGAGGTCACAAGATCGGTCTCTCCCGAAGGGCTGTGTGAATTGGCCGGTTTGGCCTGTCCCGGTCCATGATCATAATGCACCGGCGTCGTGGCCAGCGCATACTCCCCGGTCCCCGGCATCAGCGCCACGCCCTGAACCAGCTGCGGCAGATCCAGATCATAGGTGCTGGCGGCCGGCTGCTCGGCACGCAACACCTCAAACGAGAATTGCGGCACCCGGTTGCCAAAGCGTTCCAGCGCCAGGTTCTCCATCACCACATAGGCGGTGCCACGATAGGCGGGCACCTCGCCCGTGCCCTCCACCGCCTCGATCACCGGATCGGGCAGCTGGTCCATGGTGCCGCGATAGACGGTCATGTTCAAATCCTTGGGCGCGACCTCCTCACCATCGGCCCAGACCCGCCCGATGGAGGCGACCTCCCCGGCGCAGACCGCCACCGCCAGCGAGACATCATAGCTGTAGCTGGTGACCTTGGGCTGGCGCGGACCGCCGCCCTTGCCACCGCCGCCACTGGTGGTGGAGGTCTCGCGGAACTCAGACGACCAGATCACCTGCCCGCCCACCCGCATCCGGCCATAGACCTGCGCAATCGGCTGGCCATCGCTGGCATGGGTCAGGCGGAAGCGTTCCACCCGGCCGGTCTCCACCGGCTCACTGCCCGCCCCCAGCAGGCGGCTGTCGATGGCACGCCCGACGGTGGCGCCAAGTGCGCGGCCAATCGCTACCGAGGACAGACCCGCCACAGCCCCCCCAACCGAGCCGCCAAGTGCCGCCCCCGCCGCAGAAAGAAGAATGGTCGCCATCACGTCACCTCATCAGCATCAACATCAGGAAAGGAAAACCGCGCCACGATCCGCCGGTGCCACGGCTGGCTCAGCGCGTTTTCAATCACACCGTGGCCGCTATAGGCATGGATGAACCGCGGCATGGCGCCGGTTTCAGTTTGCAGCGCGATATGTTTGGCCACCGCCCCCAGGCGCATACGGAACAGGATCACATCCCCAGCGCGCGCCTCGGTGAGGGGTCTGGGCGTGAGATGGCGCAGAGCCGCCTGCCACAGCGCCTCCTCGCCCTGCGGTTCGGACCAGTCCATCGTATAGCCCGGCACCGTCTCAGGCTCCTGGCCGTAGACCTCACGCCAGAGCCCCCGGATCAGGCCGAGACAATCGCAGCCAGCACCGCGCCGGGCGGCCTGATGCACATAGGGCGTGCCCAGCCAGCCCCGTGCTGCCGCGACCAATGCGGTGCGGGATACCCCCGTCGCGCCACTCATCTGCGGCTGCCGCCGGTGTTGGTGCCGCTCTGGCGCGGCACGCTCATCACCCAGTCTTCGCCGGGAATATCCGGGAAGCCCTGAAAATTGACGCCATTGTTGAACTTCAACCGGCAGGTCTTCAGCCGCTTGTCGCAGCCTGCTGCCAGATGCAGCCGATCGCCGGGCTGCACCGTCGCACGCAACGGCTCCCACAGGGTCAGCTGGCGATGCTCTGCGTTCGGATCCGGCGCGCTTGCGTCCTGTCCCAGACGCCCGGCCTGCTGGCGGTTCTGTTTGATCCAGCCCCACAGCCCCTTGGCCGCCCCACTCATCACCGTGAGGCGGCCAGAGGTGAACCAGTTCGGCTCAAACCCCGGCAGCGCGGCAAAGCTGAAATACTGCCCCTCGCGGATCTCTTCGGCGGCCAGCTCCAGCGCATAGCCCGGCGTGGTCATGTCAAAGCGGCAGGCGCCATCACCCAGCACCGCCGTGCAGGGTTTCTGGTAGATCCGCCCCATCGGCTGATTGAGCGCCTCCGTCAGGCCGCGCAACTCCGCCTCAAAGGCACCACCAGCACGGCGGATCTGGCCGAAACTGCCGCGAAACTGCAACCAGCGCACCGACACATCAGCCCAGTTCACCAGCCAGCAGCGCACCTCCGCGCCGTCAAAGCGCCCGGCCTCAATCTCCTCCTCGCGGATGGCGGCATCGCTCAGCGCGCCAAGCGCCTCGGTATTGTCGACCGCCAGCCCTGTGGCCTGTTGCAGGCTGCGCGCGGTCAGGCCAGTGCCTGCGCGAAACAGCAGACCGGCCTCGCCCTCGGCGGCGCTTTCGAACCGCAGGTCGCGGTCATGGTCGGTAAAGCCAAACCGCACGCCATCGCTGCGGGTGACCAACCAACAGCGACACAACGTGGTCAGGCCGCCTGCTACATGAGTTTGAAATGCCTCGCTTATCCCCGCCATCAGATCCGCACCTCTACCACCGGCACATTGGGCACGTCGCCCGCCTGAAAGGACGCCACGCTGGTCTGGATGCGGTCGGTGTCAAAGCGCACCGGGACATCAAATTCAAACCCCGCCTTTACTGACAGGCCCGCCTCTGGTGGATGCGCCAGCGTGATGGTGCCAAGGGTGCTGTCGAGCGTGTAATCCACCGTCTCCTGCAAAGCGTCCTGCTCAATCCCGATGCGCACGCTGCCCGCCACCGGTTTCGAAATCGGTCGCTGATAAGCATAGCTGCCGGAGCGATAGGTCTTGCTCAGCTGGAACACCTGCTGCGCCCCGTCGCCCATACCGATCACCTGATCGTCAAAGGCCACCTCCTGCGTGGCACGGGCGGATTTGTAGTCGGACCAATCTTTCCAGCGGAAACCATACATCTGGCCTTGCCGCGCCTCGAAAAAGGCAATCAGCGCCTCGATATCCTCCAACCCCCGCAGGCCCAGCCCCGCGTCATAGCGGCGACGGGAATGCGCCCAGGGGGTGTTGCGTTCCTCATGCCCGTTGGCAAGCGTCACCACATCGGTGCGCCGCTCCGGCCCGCCGATTGAGCCGAAGCTCAGCGATGCGGGAAATCTGACCTCGTGAAAATTCATCTGCTGCCCTCCGGTTCAGCGATTGCGGTTGCCACGCGTCAGGGCGCGGCTCAGCTGGGCCGCGATCTGGCCCTGACTGCGTTGAAATCCCTGCACATCGGGAGTCTGGATGTTCATAACGACTGAGGTTGCCCCGCCCCCCTGACTGCGCACACCAAGCGCGCCATCGGCGCCACGGGTCAGCGGCAGGATCGCCTCTGGTCCGGCCTCACCCATCAGCCCGGTGCCGCCGCGCATGGGAAAGCTCACCGGGCCGCTGACGATCCCCCCCTTGGCAAAGGGCATCACCCGGCCTTGTGAAAACGCCGCCCCATCGGCAAAGGGGAGAATGCCGCTCATCAGCTTGCCCACCCCATCCGACAGCAACCCACCCACATGGCTGGTCACGGGTTTGATGGCCGCCGAATAGGTGGTCTGGATCATCGACTGCGCCATCGTATCCAGCGCATCCGAGAGCTTCATGCCGTCAAAGACAACACCGTCAAAGGCCCGGCGCAGCCCCTTGGACATACCGCGTTCCAGTGTTTCGGCATCCTTGCCAGTGGCGGCAAAGGCGGCGCGCACCCGGCGCAGCTCGGCGTCGAACGTGGCCGCCATGCCCGCCGCATCGCCAAGGCTGTCGCTCAGCGCCTCGCCCTGTTGTTCCAGCTGGTTCAGTCCTGTGTCACTCATCGCTTACTGCTCCTGTTTCTGGGGATTTCGGCGCTGCGGGATCCGGGAAGGCGTGCATCAGCTGATCCAGCCCCGCCCGACCCAGTGGCACCGCGCCCGTGTCCTGCCCCAGCATCAGCCGCAGCTCTGCCGGGGTGAGTCGCCAGAACTGGTCCGGCGTGAGGCGCAGCCCCACCAGCCCCGCCCGTATCAGCGCCGGCCAGTCAAGGCCCGTGCTCAGCCCGTCCGTGGTGCGCTGCTGCGGCGTCATGGGGCCACCGATCCCGGCCCCTGTCCCGAAACCTGCGCGCCTGCCTCTCCCGGCAGCGCGAAGCTGCGCGCCAGGAGCTGTGCGGCGGTCCGTGCGGCCTGCATCGGGCCGCCGTCGATATCGGCAGCAGCCAAATCCGCCTCGCTCATCGTGCGACCGCCACCGTGCAGCCCTGCCGCCAGCAGCGCCAGCACATCCGCCGCCGAAAACCCGCCGCTTTCGAACCGGGTCACCAGATCAATCAGCGACCCGGTCCTGAGCCGCGTTTCCAGCGTCGCCAGCGCCCCGAGGGTGAGTTTCAGCGCCAGCGTCTCGCCATTGACCCCAAGCGCCACCTCGCCGGCATAGGGATTGGCTGCATAGGCATTAACGGCTGGGGCTGGCTGTTCAGAGAGGGTCATGATCGGTCCCTCCTTAGATGGCAGTGAAGACCAGCGCCCCGGCGCTGGCCAGCGACAGCTCATAAGTCGCCTCACCATTGTGGCTGCCGGCATATTCCAGCGCGGTCACCTGAAACGCGCCTTCGACAATGCCGAAATCGGGGATGATCACCTGAAACGCCGGGGTGAGCCCGTCAAAGAACAGCTGCCGCGCCCTCTCATCAGTGCCTTCGTCGCGAAAAATACCGGAGCCGGAGATATTCGCCGAACGCACCCCGGCGCCGGACAGCAGCTCACGCCAGCCGCCCTGGCTTTCCAGACTGGTGACATCGACGCTTTCAGCGTTGAAGCTGATACGCGTGGCGCGCAGCCCCGCGATGGTTTCGAACTGACCGTCGCTGGTCATGTCAACCTTCAGCAATAGATCCTTGCCATTCTGAGCACCCATGTGGTGGCCTCCTTTTTGATAGATCGGTGAGCGCTGCGCCAAAAAAGATCAGCTTTTTCGCTCAATTTATTGAAATCAAACATTTTAGGCGAAAACCGTTCGGATATTGATCAGCCATCCTCCAGCCGCGCGGCAAAGCGCAGACGGATCTTGCGCCCCCCGGATTTGCTGCGACTGGCACTGGCGCGTTCAAACCAAAGCCCCACCAGCCGCCCCCGTGAGAGGGTCAGCGATGCCGTCGCCAGGCTGTCGCAGATGCTGGCGGCAATTGCCTTGGCACCGGCGAACCCGGCTGTGTCCGTATGCACGGTGATCTCCATCCGGTGACGTGCGCCAGAGCCACTACGGTCAGACCGGTCGCGCACCTCCTCCGGGCCAAGGGTCACATAGGTCTGCGGCAGCGCGCCTGCTGGCAGCGCATCATAGATCGCGCCATTGAGCGCCGCCGTCAGGTCGGGGTTCGCGCTCAGGTGCTGAAATAACGCTTCCTGCAATGGCAGGGCCAGGGCATAGGTCATGCGCTTGTCTCCTCGGTGGCGAAACAGGTCAGGAAGCGGCCATCGGGGTCGCCTTCGGCCACCGCATCAATGCGGAAAATCCGGGCGCCATCGCGCAGCCGCTGATCTGGTCGGGGCCGTGCCGGGCTGCCGGGCGGATGGGCGCGCAGGGTGATGCGATAGCGTTGCAACGACAGGCTGGTGCCGGATTGGTCGGTGCTGCGTCCAGTGAGTGCACGCAACGCGCACCAATGATGACCAAGCAGTTGCCATGCCTCAAGAAACCCGCCCGCGCCGTCCGAGCTGCGGCGCGGATCTTCCAGCGCCAGACAGCGGTTGAGCCGTGGTGTGAAGCGGGATGTGGTGCGCTGTCGGCTCATGCGCCTGTCCCCGGTCCAAAGCCGCGTCCGTACCCAGCGCCATAACCGCTGCCATGGCCACCGCCCATGCCAAGGCTGAGCCGCAGCGCGCGGTAACGTTCGATCAGGCTGGTGACACCAAATGGCATGCAGCCCCCCTGTAGCCGGGTGTCATCGCGGAATTCATAATAATGCGCCGCCAGCATCAGCACCGCCTGCGCCAGATCACCGGGCAGTGCCGACCAGCTGTTGGCCATGCCGGCCCGCATCAGAATGCGCGCGGTGCCGCCACTGGCAATGGCGGGCAGCGCACTGCCCACCGGACGCAGCCGGGGGTGCTGGCTGTCAGGTTCCAGCCGGTATCGGGCGCTGTCCAGCAGCATCTCATCCCCCACGGCATCTACCAGCGTCACCGATTGGATCAGCTGCACCGGCGCCAGTGGCAGGGCCTGTAGCTGCGGATCTCGCCAGGAATTGAGGGCCAGCACAAAATCCCGCGCCAAGAGTACCTTGCCGGTGCGGGCCTCAATCGCGGCGATGGCCGCACGCAAAAAGCTGATCAGCACCGTGTCCTGCAAACCAGCCTCGTCAAACCCGGTGCCCAGTCGCAGATGCGCCTTGAACGCCTCTTGCGGCAGAACCGCCTCTGGCACCGGTGTCACTTCACTCAACATCATCTTTTCACTCCAACGGCTAATCTAGGGGGCTGAACGGACTGGCTGGGTCGGGACAGATCAGGAACGGATGCGCGCCGGGCTGCTGCCGCAAGACGGAGGGGGCAGCTGGACGGCAGTGGCTCGTGGCGCGCATCCGCGGACGGAACCGGGCTGCCGGTTCCGCCATCGGTCCAAGCGTCAGCTCAGGCCGAATTTCAGCAGCTTGATGGCAGCAAAATCGCTGACATCACCGCCAACACGTTTGGTGGCATAAAACAGCACATGGGGTTTGGCGCTGAAGGGGTCGCGCAGCACCCGCAGATCAGGGCGTTCAGCGATGGTATAGCCGGCCGCAAAATCACCAAAGGCCACCGCATAGCCGTTTACATCGGCGTCGGGCATGTCCTCGGCGATCACCACCGGATAGCCCATCAGTCGCGCCGGTTCTGCGGCGGCCAGTCCGTCGGACCACAGGAAGCGGCCATCGGCGTCCTTCAGCTTGCGCAGCAGACCGGCAGTTTTGGAGTTCATCACAAAGCTGGCGTTGGCCCGATACTGCGCGCCAAGCGCATAGACCAGATCAATGACCGCATCGCCATCGCCGATATCGCCCTCAACACCGGTGGTCACATAGCCGATATTGCCCCAGCTCCAGCTGTCATTGGCAATAACCGGATGATACAGCATGCCGGTGGGCTTATCGACGCCATCACCATTGATGAAGGATGCCGCCTCTGCCCGCGAAAATTTATCGGCGATGCGCCCCGCCAGCCAGCCCTCGATATCAAAGGCGCTGTCGTCCAGCAGCCTTTGCGAGGCCTTGGGCAGCGCGCTCAGCTCATGCAGCGGGATGGTGATCCGGTCGATCACCGGGGTGGATGTTTCCATCGTGGCGGTGGTTTCATTCGCCCAGCCATGGCCAATATCACCATGGTCGATCAGCACGTCATACGATGTCGCTTCTACCGTCACCACCGACGCCACGGCGCGGATTGACGCGGTGCTGGTCAGCACCGATTTGACCGTCTCGGCGGTCTGGGGATCGACGAGATAACCACCGTCGCCGTTGACGGTTGTGCTCATTGCCTTGGCATCCAGATCCAGGCCGCGCAGCTCGGCGTCATCGCCACAGCGCAGATAGGCATCAAAGGCCTTTTGATGGGGCGCGCCGCCTGTGTCAGCAGCGGCCAGAGGGGGACGATTGGCAAAGTGGGATTTGCGATCCAGCATGGTCATACGCTCTTCTGTCTGTTTCAGTTTCAGGGCAATGTCGTCTTTGAATCCGTTGAAATTATGCATGAAATCCGCGACGGCCTGTTTGACCTCATGGGGTGCGGAGGTTGCGTGCAACGGCGGTGTTTGGTGGCTCATCTCTCTGTCCTTTGATGGTCTATGGAAAAGGCTCAGGCCCGGCGGGATCAGGCAGCCGGGGTTAGATTGGCACCGCTGCGCAGCAGGTCGATAACCTCACGCCAGATCTGCGGGGTCTCGTCCACGGCCGGTTCAAGATCGGTAACGAGCAGCCCGTCTGATTTGGCGGCAACGGCGGGTTCAGCGGTGGCGGTGACACGCGCGGTGGGCAGCATTGGAAAGGTCACCAGCGACACCTCCCATAGATCCAGCTCGCATAGGCAGCGACCGCCACCTTTGCGCTGCGTGGCGCGGCGGGCGCGATAACCGATGGAAAGACCATCCAGCGCCCCCACTGCGATCAGGGCAGCGGCATCGGCGCCCTTTTGGGTGCGGGTCAGAATGCGGCCTTTGACATGGAGCCCACGGGCGTCCTCGCGCACCTCGTCCCAGACACCTATGGGCTGGGCCGGATCATGCTGCCACAGCATTTTAACCGTGATACCCGCCTTTAAAAGACGGTCGAGTGATGCCTGATAGGCCCCCGGCTGCACAAGATCACCGCCGCCATCGACGCAGCCGAACAGGCTGGCGTAGCCGCTAATGGCAACCATATCATCGGCCTTGGCATCAATCGTCAGATCCTCGCCGAAGCGGGCGAACTTATGTTCTAGATGCTCATCATGTCGCATCATCTTCCCCTTATATCTCATTGAATTCATGTGTATTACTGAACCACCAGAAAGGACTGAAACGCCTGCGCCAAAATGACCGCAGCAACGCCGTAGACGGTGAGCCAGAGCCGTTTTTCCATCCGTTCCATCATCATCTCCAGCCGGTCGAGCCGACGGTTCATCGCCTCTTGCTGTATTTCAGCAATGCGTTCATGGGCGGTGAGCCGCAGCCCCGGAGAGCATTCAAACGGCGGGATCGGGATCTCAGTCATCGCGCTCTGCCTCCTCTTGCGGCGGCAGGCCCAGAAGGCGGCGTTTTTCTGCAACGCTCAGAAAGTCGGCGCTGGCCACACGGCGCCACTGCGCCTCACGTTCGGAGGCCAATGCAGACACCTGATCAAGGTCCGGTTTCAGCGTCACCGCAGACCCCTGATAGCGCGACAACCAGTCCGACAGCGTGGCCGTGACACGGGTCACAAGCGGCAGCACGGTGAGTCGGTAAAAGGCGCGGTTGGCCTCTTGATAATTGGCATAGGTGGCGTCGCCGGGCAGTCCCAACAGCATCGGTGGCACCCCAAAGGCCAGCGCAATCTCACGCGCAGCGGCGTCCTTGGTCTGGTGAAATTCCATATCCGATGGCGAGAAGCCCATCGGTTTCCAATCCAGCCCGCCTTCGAGCACCATCGGACGGCCGGCATTGCGCGCACCTTGGAAATTCATTTCGATTTCGTCGCTTAGGCGTCGAAACTGATCCTCTGCCATCAGCCCCTGACCATCGCTGCCGCTCCAGACCAGCGCGCCAGAAGGCCGGGCTGCATTGTCCAAGAGCGCCTTGGACCAGCGCGAGGCAGAGGTATGCACATCCACCGCCATGGCGGCGGCCTGCATCGGCGACAGCCCGTAGTGATCATCCTGCGGGTGAAAGCTGCGCAGATGGCAAATCGGGGCGCAGGGCATGGTCACATCAAAGCGGTGTTTCCGGCCCGACACGCTGTAATCATAGGCCACGGGCCAACCATCGCTGCCAGGCACAACACTCATCCGATCGGGGCGCAGTACATGCAGTTCGACCGGCAATACGTCGCGACCGTCGGGATCGCTAACCGCCTCAATATAAGCGTTGCCCGACAACAGCAGGTGGCCAAACAGCGCCTCCAACAGCTCGGCGCGGCCTTGGGCGGCATTGGGGCGGGCCAGCAACGCCAGCAGCGGGTGGCTGTCGTAGCGCTGTGTGCCGTCCTGCAACACCAGCGGCAGCGCTGCGGCGGCCTCAATGATCATCTTGACGGCGCGGTAGCCGACTGGATTGCCAGCAAAGCCGCTGCGGGTCAGTGAACTGCTGTCGCGGGGGCTCCAGCCGGCGCCACCGGTGCTGCCATGCCAGGCCACCACGCGGGCGGCGGCGCTTGTCTTGGTTTCGACGGGCTGTTGCTTGCGCCGCAGGAGGTCAAAGACCATGGGCCACTCCTTTGATTGAAGGGGCGAAGGATGCCCCTGTTTGCTGTGATCCTTTATGACGGCTAGAATTGAATAAGATTTGAGCGAGGCGTGCGCAGGGCCCGCAACACTTGTCGTAAGTATCTGCATAAAAACGAAAAACGCCCGCATCACTGCGGGCGTTTCGGAGGCTGTCAGCCGGGGTGTGATCAGCTCACAACATGCGCGCGCGGGGCATCCGGTGGCGATTGGCCGGGGTCAGGATCAGCTCCTGCACCGCCCAGACCAGCGCATCCAGCCGGTCGGGAGAGCCTTGCCCCAGAAAGCCGCGCGGGGTCATTTGGCAAAGCTGATCCTCCAGCGCGCCAAGTTCCGGCAGGTGCCGCACCCGGCCCTGTTCATAAAGTGCCGCAACCGGTTCGGCCCGCGCGCCCTTGCCCCGGCTGGCATGCAGCGCGGTGAAGGGCACCAGCGGATCAATCTGGCGCAGCAGGCTTTCGACCAGAGCCCCGCCCTGATTGACCTCGGCGACCACGCGGTCGGCGCCGTAGCGGTCGCGCGCATCAATGGCGGCCTGCGCCCAGGTCAGCGGACCAACCCCCTGCACGGTGCAATCAGCCAGCACATAGGCGCACCAGTCCTGTGGCGGCCCCTGCAACGTCGCCCCAACCACCATGATGCCGCAGGCGTCGGAGCGTTTGCCCGCGCTCACCGCAGGATCAACCGCCACCACCACCCGGTCCAGTGTTGGGGCCTTTGCGATCTGCGCCGCAACCAGCCCGGCATTGGTCCAGAGCGCGCCGTCGACATCCTGCAACAGGATGCCGTCCAGCTCTTGTCGGCCCAGCCGCGACCCGGCGTAGCGATTGCGCACCTCTTGCAGGAAGGACGCTGCCAGATTGGCGCGGTTGGCCTCCGTCGCGGCATGGGTCTGCACCGTAGAGGGGCTGGCAAGCAGATCGCGCAGCACACCCACATTGCGCGGCGTTGTGGTGACGCAGACACGCGGGTCCTGTCCCAGCCGCAGCGCAAATTGCAGCATGTCCCAGCTGTCCTGCCCGCGCTTCCACTTGGCCAGCTCATCCGCCCAGGCGGCATCAAACTGCGGTCCACGCAGCGCCTCTGGGTCATGGGCCGAAAACGCCTGCGCGGTGGCCCCGTTGGGCCAGATCAGCCGTCTTTCGGTGGCTTTCCACGTCGGGCGGCGGTCGGGGGGCGTGCAGGCAAGGAGGCCGCTGTCGCCTTGGACCATGACATCGCGCACCTGATCATAGGTTTCCCCAAGCAGCGCGATACGTCGGGCGCCGCCTGCGGACAGCGGTGTTGCCCCTTCGGCCAGCGTGCGCACCCATTCGGCACCGGCCCGGGTTTTTCCCGCCCCCCGTCCGCCAAGGATGACCCAGCTGCGCCAGTCCCCCGCAGGCGGCAGCTGATGTGGCAGCGCCCACAGACCAAAGAGATAGGGCATCGCACAAAGATCATGATCACTGAGCCGATCCAGAAACATCTTCTGCATCAAAGCTGGCGCGCAGGCGAGCCAGTCGGCCTTCGATTTCATCACGGGCGGCATCAAGGTCAAGCCCGGCTGCGGCTTGGTGCTGTTCGCTTTGTTCGACAAGGGTTTTCTCCACTTTCTGGCTGTCACGTATCAGGCTTTCCAATTTGGCGATGCGCGGAGTGCTGCCGCCCTCATCCTCATCGCAGGCAAGACGTTCGAGCATCTGCTCTGCCTCCTGCCGGAGCCGTTCGATGGACCTGTGGAGTGAGAAAAGAAGATCAGCGGTCTTGGCCAGCCGATTTTCGGGTGTGTATTGCGTCAT